TGCGCGGATGTGTAGGTCATCAAGCCGCACTGGCGGCGGTGTCGTCGGTGGTTGACTGCGATGCCAGCGTTCGATCTCAGCATCGAGCCGTGGCTTCAGTGTGGCATCGAACTTGCGACGCTGGATGGCACGCTGCACCTCGTCCCAATCGGAACGAGTGCTGAAACGCCAAAGCCAACGGCCATCAGCAGGGATCAGCCCTTTTTTGCCTTGAGGCTGCGGAGTGCGTGGAACACAAGCTGGATCACGCTGTTGTCCTTCAGGGGCGACAGGGCGATGATCTCAGATGCGGCGGCCAGAATAATCCAGAAAGCTGGATGGGCGAGGATTTCTTCGAGGTGCATGGTGACAGATAGCTCGTGACCTGATCCTAGCGCCCTTTGTTTTCCAGCACAGTAATCCTTTGCCCGTGCTCATTAAGTTTGGTATAAATTTCTTTGCGGTCTGCTTTCATATCCTGGTGCAACTCCTCCAATTTTCCAGCGATCGATTCGACCGCTGCGGTGAGGCGGATGACAGCCTCGCGGGATTCGCTGGTGCGGCGAGTGAAGCCCGATACTGACATCCCAGCAATGCCAATGGAGGCACCTAAGACCGCTGCGTAGATTTCGATCACAGGTGCCTCTGGTGCCTCCTGATTCAGTTTAATCCCCAGCGAACACGCGGACAGGGCTGCTGGGTGTCACCAGATAGGCGTCCCAGCCATCGGGCAGGCCAGCGGTGAACTTGGCGTTGACGTGCCAGCCGTCGAGCACGGTAGGTGGGGTGATCTCCTCGCTGGTTTCGGGATCCCACTCGCCGCCCTCGGTGATGGTGCCGATTAAATCGAGGGTGTGGGTGTGAGAGAGAAGCAGCGGACGTGGGGAGTCGTCGTCGATCCAAAGACCGGCGGATTCGCAGGCTGCGTGGAAGGCTGGCTCGTCGGTGAAGCGCAGGAAGTAGGTCATTCGAGGGGCTCCAAAGCGTCGGGGTCGGGGAAGACGTAGCCCAGCTCTTCAGCGCGGGCGATGGCGAGGTCTTCGTCGATGAAGATCTCGACGGTGTGGGGAGTCGCCAGCTCGGTGCCGGGCTCCATCTCGTTGTATTGCAGATAGCCATCATCGTTGTGGATGACGACGTAGCTCTGCTCGGTGAAAGTGTGAACGGCCATGGTGATCAAGCGTTGCGTGTGATTGTCCAGCCGCGAGCGACTAGGGCGTCGTAGGCGGCAATGGCAGGAGCGGTCCAGGTGGAGGCGCCTGCGTTGGTGCCGCTCTCAAGGCTGAGGTTGCCGTTACTGGTGTTGGCGGTATTGATGCTGACCAGGATGTTTTCAATGGATGCGGCGGTTAGGGCGCAGCCGGTGAAGGCGTCGAGATAGCGGGTGCAGGTGGTGTTGTCGAAGAGGTTGGCGGGGAAGTCGGCAAGGGCGCCGCAGCTGAACCAAGTCTCGCGAAAGCCGGTGAAAGTGTTGCTGGCGTCTGAGGCAAGGCCAGTTGCTGCATCGAAGTCGAGTGCGGGGAATGCGGTTAGGCCGTCGCAGTTATACCAGGCACGAGAAAAGTTAGTACCAGCTGCAGTATTGATCAACGGAAAGCTAGTGAGGCTGGAGCAGTCATTCCAAGCGCTGCTGAAGCTTGTACCTGCTGCAGTATCAATTAACGGAAAGCTGGTGAGGCTGAAGCAGCTACTCCAAGCGGCATCAAAGTTCGTGCCCGCAGAGGTGTCAATAAGCGGAAAGCTTGTAAGGCTGGAGCAGTCGTTCCAGGTGAAGCTGAAGTCTGTACCCGCTGCGGTGTTGATCTGTGGAAAGCTTGTAAGGCTGGAGCAGCCGCGCCAAGCGAGGGCGAAATCTGTGCCAGCTGCAGTATTGATCAACGGAAAGCTAGTGAGGCTGGAGCAGTTATTCCAAGCGCGGCCGAAATTTGTGCCCGCAGAGGTGTCAATAAGCGGAAAGCTTGTAAGGCTGGAGCAGGCGCGCCAAGCGAAGCTAAAGTTTGTACCCGCTGCGGTGTTGATCTGTGGAAAGCTTGTAAGGCCGGAGCAGTTGTCCCAAGCCAAGCTGAAGTTTGTCACATTCTGCGTTTGATCACCAGCAGCGACAAATGCGGTCATGCTGCTGCAATTTCGCCAGGTACTAGTAAAGTTTGTAGCCGCACTGAAGTTGAACGCTGGAAATGTGCCAGTGATGCTGCTGCAGTTGTAGAATGCCTGCGACCAGTTCTGCACCGCACTCGTGTCAGGCAGATTTGTGTTGCGTGCAGAGCTGCTGAAGTCCATCTGCGTGCAGCCATAGAAAGCGTTCTGCATCGTGCTCGGGGCTGTGAACATGTCGCCCGTGCCCCATGCGGCGATCTGCAGCAGGTCAGCAGCGTTGGCGATGTTGTTATATCTAATGCCTTCCATCTGCCCTTCGACCCAGACGGGGTAAATGCCAGCGGATGGGTAAGTATGAGTCAAGCCAGCAGCGCCGACCTCAGCGTCGGAACCATCGAGGCCAGACTCGGTGCCGTCACCCCAGGTGATCACGATGTCGTTGTCGGTGGCGGCGCTCTCGGCAGGCAGCGTGAAGGTCTTGTCGCCATCAGTAATAGCGCCTTGGGTGTTGATCACCAGCGCCAACGAACCAGCAGGACCAGTTGGGCTATAGGTATCGGCGTCGATTGGATCTAGCTCATTCCGCACAAGCGCCTCAGCCACGGCTGGGGTCAGCTCACCGGACCAGGTGTAGACGGTGTTGATGTAGCCGTTGAACGCCTTGGTTGGATCCACAGCGTCGTGGCCGATCGAAAGCTGATTTAGGCCGGTTGGCACTGAGCTGCTCAGCGATGCGGCAAAGCGCGAGGAATCGCGGCTGTATTGGTAATTGTTGGCGCCCCAGGTGATGATGTTGCGCTCTCTGTTGGTGGTGGGCACCGGCAGCGGCAGTGAGGTCTTGCTGGTGCCGTCGTAGTTGGCGATCAGCGCCAAGGAGTTGTAGGTGCTGGTGTTAGAGAGGTAGGCGAGGTCGATCTTGTCGTTGCTGCTGTTCTTGAGCGAAAGCAGCGTGTCGTTCTCGTTGGCTCTGATGGCGCGGGCGTCGATGTAGACGGAGCCAGCACTGGGTAGTGGGCCGTTATAGGAAAGGATGTCAGCGTCGCGGGTGACGGCAGCTGTTGTGGTGGGGATGTAGCTGGTGGGGTAGGTTAGTTCTTCTACCTGTGCTCCCCACATTACACAAGACTTTGGATTCGCGTCTGCGTCCATGCGACAGGCTTGCATTCTTACCGAGCCGGAAGCAGTGCAAGCAGGAGTGGTCACGTAAAACCTGTACCAGCCGTTGCCGAATGGCTGAACACCTACTGCTAAAGACGGCCCCTGACTGGCAACAATGGTGCCAGTGAAAGGGTTGCAATTGGCTACGACGTTTTGCCCGCCAAGGCCAAAAAGTGAGCCAAATATAAGGATGAAAAAATCGGACGTAGAATCCGTTGCTTTCGCAAATACTGACAGTGTGTAATATCTGCCAGAGGTTACTGTTATGTCGTTACCGGCAAAACTTGTCGTATTTGCCGCCTCCGTCAAAATTGACGCAGTTGCCGTGCCATCTGGCGCTGTCTGCGTTGTTGAGGTTACGGAAATATTAGCACCAAGAATCCAGTTGCTTACATTCTGGCTATAAGGCCATAGATTGGTACTGCTAGGCTCCACCAAAAACCCCAGGAATTCCTTTGTCACCGGGTCATGGCTGTACCTCGGCTGCCCCGCAGGTGCCCCGTTCACCTTCAGCACACCATCCTTATCCACAAAGCTCGCTGCGCTATTGCGCGTGAACTTGAACCGTGGATCAATGCGCCTTGCCGCTCTCGGGTCCAGCAGCACCTCCGGGCGGTTGTCTTGAAACAGCTCTTTGATAGCCATGGTGGTAGGTCAGGCGATGGTGGTGGACTTGACGACGGCGAAGTTGATGTAGACGGGCTCGGATGCTGTGGCGCCTAGGTTCGTCACCACTAGGTCCACAACACCCGTGCCCGTGCCAAATACTTGAACAGTGTAACCGCCTGTGTAGGAACCAGACGGCGGGTATTGAATCGAGGCTGTTACGACATCGTTAGGTGCGATAGCGGTGTTATTGAGTCTGAAAAGTGCTAAATCAAAAGTGTTCATTTCTTGATCGTGTGTGACTATCAGGCCACAAGGTGTATTCAGCGTTACAGCTGTTGTCTTGCTTGTAACCTGCGTGACGCTGCCGCCGCCTTGGGCGTAACCGCACCACTCATCGACAAACGCCATTCGGCCCAGCATCCCGGACACGGGAACCTCATCAGCATCAGTACCAACCTCGAAGCTGAAAACCTTGCCGCTGAGCAGTGAGTTGTACTGCCGCCAGTAGTTGAGGCCACGATCGGTGATGACCTTTGGCTGGTTGTTATCGAGGATTTCTGCGTCGGCGGTTGGGACGAAATCGCCCTCGATGTCAGCCAGTGTCGCCAGCGAAACCGGACCAAGCGGATTCTCGGCGGTGGATAGGTCTGCGCTGAGGGTGAAATTCGCAGCTCCGGTGACGGTGATCTCGTTGAACGTGCTCGTGCCACCGGCTGAGATGCCCGTGGGGAATTCGGTGACCGGATCCTCTTCTTCGCTTGCCAGTGCCGTCAGCGATTGAGACTGTCCGGTGGTCAGATCCTCAATGCCGGTGCTCTTGACAATGAAGCCTTCTTCGTTGAAGCCCGAAGGGAAAACCTTACCGCCAAGCTCGTTGGTGAAGTAATAGGTGAACTTGTTGAGCGGTGACAGTTGTTTCTGTGCTGCCGGGAATGCTTTGGAGTAGTTGAGCGTTCCAGCCCACTCAAATGCGTGAGCAAACAAACGCAGCACTGATGGGCGTCGGAACTCAGCAGCCCAGGCGTTGCGTTCTGTCGCCAAGCCGCCCGATGGCGCGGTGGGGAAGTGCGTGGTGCTATTTGTGCGGCGGATGCGATCGGCAGCAGCGCGAGGTTGCAATGCAGCGTGAGCAGCGGCGGATGAGAAGCCGAGTGCGGTCAGTAGTGCATAAGCGCCGAGGTAGTCATTACTGGTGCGGTATTGCCGTTGGATCGAAGCCTCGACGGTATCGGGTGATGATTCGGTCCAGATGGTGCTGAAGTCAAAGCCGAGAGTGACGGCATCTGTGTCATCTCGGTCATCGTCGAGCACGATGACGAAGCTGTCATTGTCCGACTTCTCGATTGCCTGGTACGCATCAGGCATGTGGACGTAGGACTCTTGCCAGTCAGCAGCAAGCGGACCACCGGATCCTGGTGTTGTGTTGTCACGGATGGCGGTGTAGTGCTTGTTCTGGTATGTGACAGTTGTGCCTTCGCGGAAGAAGGTGCTTGTCGCATACGCACGAGATGGGTTGGCTTGACGGAGCTGTATCTCCATCCCGTTGTAGAAGTTCGATCCGAACTGCGGATAATTAGCAGCGTCAAGCGTTGCAGTCGTGACGGATGTCACCGCCAGTGGATCTGAGGTCGAAAGCGTGCCATTGACATAAGGATCAACATCGCCAACGAGTGATGGCGCGGTCGGATCGAGTTGCAGAATGTAGTCACGCTTAGCAAGACGGGTTGCCTCGGCGGTGGAGAACATTCCGATCAGCAACCGGCGCTCCGATGACCTGCGGGTGTCGATCAGTCGGCGGACATAGACGCGGCGACCGATGGCGCGGTTGGTTGTGGAGTTTTGCGGGATGCCAGGGCTGACACCATCTGCGTCTTGCAGCGGGCTTGCAGTTTTCAGGAAGATCCGGTCGGGATCGCTGGTGCTCCATGCGTTGGCGTTGAGTTGAGCACGCCAGTCAGATCCATTGGGGTTTTCGACCCATATGTAGCTATCCTCGCGCAGGCTGTAGCCAGCTTCGGCCAAAATTGCTGGCACCGTGGTCGAACCATCCGCAGCTACCAGCGGAGAGGACAGGTCGAAGCGAGTCTGACCGTCGGCATAATCGCTGATCGTTCCAAGGTAATACTTTTGGACGTTGCCAGTCTTTTCGTCAATGTTGAGCGGAACATTGAAGTGCGCGATTCGCCATTCGGTATCAATGTCAAATGCTTCGGTTTTGTAGCCCGTTGAGATGCCAACACAGCCGCCGAATGAGGAGTTGCTGTTGGTGATTGTGACTTCACCGCCGCTCTCGGTGGCGTGGTGAACGCCTTGGCCGATGGCGAAGATCGACACCTCCTGGATGAAGGCGTTGTTGATGGCGCGGATGTGGTAACTGCGCCGCGCAGGATTCATCCGAACATCGTTCGGATCACTGTTGATGTAGGTGGTGTAGTTGGGCATCGTGCCCCACGTACCACCGCTGTAGAGCTGCCAGCAGCTCATGTCCTTTTGCAGCGACACGCCAGTGAAGTTGGCGGTCACCATGGATTTCAAGCCGGTGACTTTGGCGCCGTCAGCATGGATGCCACCCATGCCGTACTCGGAGCGCACCGAACAGTTGAAGATATAGGGCGAAGCCGATTGCGTGGTATCCCAGTCAGGATCGGGTGTGTCGTCAACCGGACCAACGATCTCGTACTCGGTGTTGCGCGTGACGGCGAGTGCGTTGCTCAGGTTGGCCGGGCTGCCGACATAAGTGCGGACTTTGGTGTAGAAGGCATCGAGTTCGGCCTTGCTGGCGAAACCGAAAGCTGACAGCAGGTGATGGCTATCGGTGCTGTTGATCTTGTCAAAGAACGTGAAGCCGAAGAAGTAGCCGGTGCCGGTGATCTTGAAGATCTCGCTGCGGTTGCTGCGGTCAGCGGCTTCGTCTTCGTTCGTCGGCACATACGTTGGCCGGAAGGTGCATTTCCGTAGGTCAGGACCGCACAACGAGCAACCGCGTGGCAGCAGGATGCCGCCATCGGTGGGGTTGAATTTGATCAGATCATCCGGTGTGGGCTCATAGCCGTCCACCCATGTCGGAGGCGTTCCACTGCCAGGGTCGTTGTAGACGGTGTGAACACCAGGCGCGAGGATGATCGAGACGCAATCCAGATGCGCCTTCGGGTCGGTGATCGTGTACCAGTTCTTGCTGGTGATGATCGCCGCTTCGATGACGGCGCGATTGATCGTCTTGAACGGACGTTGTGGGCTGAAGCCGCAAGTAAGGCGCTGCTTGTCGAGGCGCTTCAACTTGGCTTCGATGATCTCTTCGTCAGTGCTGCCGCCGGGTGCTTCGTAGGTGTTGTAACTACCTGCGGCGAAGGTGTCCTCGCCGATGTATGGGTTGACGTAAAGCGTGAATGGTGCGGTGAGTGGATCCACCATCTCGCTGCTACCGGCAGCCACGTTGGCTGTACCGGCGATCTGACGCATCAGATCGTTCAGCGCGGCAATCTGGTCGCGGAACTCAGCCTGCGTGGCATTGATGTTATCCAGCGCACCAGATGCGCCCGCAAGCTCTAGTGACGACACAGGCTAGACCTTTCTGCTGATCAGTACAGTAAGTCTATCAAGGCGCAAACTTGAGAGCAATCTCGCCAGTTGCCACAAAATCGGCAGTGCCGCTGATGATGTCGTCGGCTCTGACGTTGATGCGTGTATTGGTTAGAAGTACGTCGCAGCCATAATATGCAGTCGTTCCAACCTGGGGCGATGTAGGGGTGCGGTCTCGGTAAATGTGGAACTTGGCGCTCGATTTCGCTTGTTTCTCGGTCAGGGTGACCAGACGTAACAGCGTCATGCTGCTCTGCTCGCCATCGACAAGCCGTTGATCCACCAAGAATGTGAGTGATCCGGCGCCACGGACCAGTGATTTGGCGTTCTCGCCGAAGGTTTCGCCGATAGCCGTCATGTCGAGGTTTGCGGCATCGACGCTGAACGCCCACTCCTGCAGGTCGCATTGGACGAGCCAGCCTCGGGAATCAGGGTCGTCCGCGATGCTTGTCATCGCTGATGGCACGGTGATGACATCCTGCAGCTCTTGATCCGAGAACTGCAGCGTCAGTGGCGCGATGCTGTTTGCAGCGGAATCGATCGCGGTGGAGTAGCTGCTGGCAGCGTTGTAACGTGCGACGACAAGATTGTTGAAATCAACGCTTTTCAGCTCAAACAGTTCGCCGCTGTCGGCGTTGTAAGCAGCGATGGCGGAGTTGTACAACTTGGCACGATCCAGATCGTCCATGTTGATGTAGACGTTTGCCTGGGTGGTCAGGCCGGTGGTTGCGGCGGTGTTGTAAAACGCAACGCTGTCGCTCGCTTGGTAGTAATTATCGCTTGGAGCGGTGATGTGGATGCGGGCTGGGCCGAGATCGTAAACGCTGCCGAAGTAGATGCCGTGGCCTTCGGGGTTGTCGGCATAGCCGTCACCGTTGGCATCGATCGGCAGGCCACCTGCAGCGGCGATGATGATGCGGTCGCCGGTCCAGTATTTCCCGTCGCCGATCGAGAGCGTTGCGGTTGCGGTGTTCAACGCACTGGAAGCCAGGGCGCGAGGTTCCGGCCACTCGCGGCTCAGTTCGAGGATTCCGCCAGTGCCGAGAATTGCCATCAGAAGCTGCCAGTAGGCTTGCCGGAGATCGTGAAGCTGATCGGCACGGTGATCAGATCACCAACGCTGACGGATGCGCCGGTTGCAGTGATCAGCACAGAGCCCGAGATTGTGCCATCGGTGCTGCCAGTATCGAGCTTGAGCTGAATGGTGGAAAGCGCTTCAGTCTCGGCCAAGATCTGGTTAATAATGGCATCGGTGCCGCCGTCGGCAGGATCGTAGATCAGCGTGCCACTGCCACTGGTGCCACGGATGCCGTAGGCGTAGGTGCGGTCTTTTTCGCCGATACCAGTTGTTTCCAACGCATCGCGGTTGATGTTAAGCGTGACATCACGCACTTTTGCGATGGTTGTGTATGTGCCGGTGCCGCCAGCACTGAAGCCTAGCTGCGCGGTTGCGCCTGTTTTTACCGCCATGACCGTACCAGGATTTAGCTCATTCTAAGCTCAGCCGTCAAACTGACAGTGACATTGGACCTATTGGGTGCGACGCTCTCGACCTGTGGCGGTGAGCCCTCGGTGAAGCACCAGAGCAGACCGGCGCCAGTTGCACTGGAATCAAGCCATGTCTTCAGCGTTCCATCGGCACCATTGAACAGGATGTCCGGCAGCGTGAGGCTATCGACGGAGCCCTTAGCGCTGTTGTATGCACTGAGGATCGCGGAAGTATTCGTGTCGGTGATGTTGTTGAACTGCAGTGACAGCGTGGCGCGGCTTGGGCGGCTGCCCCATAACCTGCGAGTTATCACGCCGGATTGAGATGTCTGCGTGGTGGTTTGCCATGCCGGTGCGGTGAAGCTGCGGCTTGTTGGCTGAATCGTGGGGAATGTTGTTGCCATCAGCCTTGGATCGTCCAGTTACCGGCGGTGTCAAAGCCATCGGCAAGCTCAAGAATGTCTGAGCTGTTGGTTGGCATATGGACTGCTTCTATTGTAAATGCGCCGTCTTCGGTTGGCGTGATCCGCTCGATCTGGTACGTGCGGACTTGAGTGCTGGGCAGCTTTACCGTAAAAACGATGCCGGTTGGTGATGCGGTTTTGCCGCTATCGCTGACGGTCAGAGTTGCATCCGCTGGTTCAGTGTCGGCGTCACCGTTCCAGGCAATCACTGTATGGGTGCCGTCGGTGAGTGTTTTGGTGCTGACCAGTGCGCCCTCAGGTGTGACAACACCGTTGTTGAACTCGTCGTACTCGGTGGCATCCATGCCGACTTTGATGTAATCGCCTGGTGCCATCGCCATCAACACACCTTCATGCGTTGTGGTGAAGCTGATGGTGTGCGTTGGGATACGACGCATCCTGATCACGAACTTGGCAGCATCGATCGCGTGGTCACGACTGGTGCAGTAGTCCGACATGTCGAGCGTTTCCAATGCCACGCTTGAGCTGGCACTGGATTCACGCACCAGCACCTCACGCACAGTCGGGAACATGCCAGGGTTGTCGTAGTTAGTGCTGGCACGCTCTTCGCGGTAACGCACTGAAACCTGAATCGGGTCGCGCTCTTCGGGGTCGAAGTATTGCAGCTTGAAGCTGTTCTCGACGATGTTGCCTGCGGTGAACAGACCTTTGATCGTCACCGCATCGAACTGCAATGCTGGCCGCAGGAAGAACTTGCCATCGGATTCGCCGAAGATCAGCAGATGCGTGGCAGCAACATCAGCGCACCACTGCCGGATGTTGACTTGATCCCCGATAACGCCGTCGTAGAAATACTTGCGGGTGTAACACCAGTCGGCTGCATCTTCGAACTCAGTCAGGTTGATCATGTCATCGGTGATTAGATCGCCACGTCCATAGGTTGTATTGGTCAGCAGATCCAGCACGATGTCAGGGAACAGATGCGTCGCTCCAGTGGTCAAGCTGTTGCGTAACCTGCGGCAGGTTTTGCCGCCAGTGACGTAGCAGCTGAACTGGTTGAACTGCTGCCACTCAACTGAGGAGTTAATGTTGACGCCGATCAGCGCAAGGTTGTCGTAGGTGGGCGCAGATGCGTTGGTAACGATTTCGTTCATGTAAACGATCTCGTGCTCTGGGCCGCCTTCGGCTGAGGTTGTGATCTCCTCAAAAATAAATTTCTCAGCGAGCTTGCCCCAGGTGTCGATCAGTGACGTGTCACCATTGCTGTAATCGGCATCGCTTTGCGGATAGTTGAGTTGTCCCGACGCAGATGGCCTACGTCCAACTGTGATCGCAAACGTGTCAGCGCTATTGGTAACCGACACACCAGTAAACATCACGCCAACGCCACCAGTTTCGGTGATGTTAACAACGGTGCCAAATGAGTAAGTTGCATCAAGGACATAAAGCGTTTTGCCGCTTGAGTGATTCCGCACTTCGTAGCCAGACACCGGCTCGAACTGAAACTCCCACTGCTTAATGCTGGGCATGTTGAGTTGGATGTAATTGAATATCGGTTGCGATGTTGCGCTACGCATTCCATAAAGGTTTGCAAATTCTGTGAACGCACCAGTGCTGCCTGCGATTCTGTAACTGATCTTGAAGAAGCTGTAACGCTCAGAACTGGTGGAGATCGTGTTGGAACGATGGACGTCGGTGTAGAGCGCTGTGCCTTCGTTCAGGACATCATCTTTGTAATCAAGGCAAGCGCGGTTGTCGCACTCGGTGAAACCTTTGGCTGAATTGAAATTAGTGATGCCGTTAATGCGGATGCCGAGTGTTGACTTAAAGCCGAACTCAACCACTTTGCATGGTCTCGTCGTAGATACGCTGCCGATCGCGCAACGCATGATGTGACCATCTGTGGTGGCGACATTTCGTGGTTCAGGATTGCTACCTGCATCAAGCTGATCCATCCATGTATCGCCGTCCTTTTCGATCTGAGCCTGCGAATTGGTGCTGACTACACCAGTGCGGACAGTTTTAAAGGTTGCGTCAACGGTTAGAGTTGCGTTATCGACTTCAGAACTGAACGGACCATTGGTGCGGCTTGTACAAACGGCAAGGCCAGTGCCAATTTTGTAGAGTTCGCCGACGATCAAAGAATCGTCCCAAGTCTTTTGACGCCCGGCCACGACAGATGCAATATCCTCGCAGTCTTCTGAGTAGGCGTCTTTGATTGAGAACCAGCTGACAAACGTGAACGAGTCGGATGTTGTTGGGTTGGTCCATTCGGAGTTTTTACGGTCAAACCTAAAAGTCGGGTAATCAACCGTGGTTGTGACATCAAGATTGGAGAACGTGACCGAACCACTAGAAATGCCACCTCCGGATAAACTTGCACTTGTCAAAACTGTTTGTCCGTCAATAGTGGTTGTGCCTGTACTAAGAGAGGGCGACGAATAAGTTGGCGCTGTATAGCTCGGCGACGTAAGGCTGATCTCCTGCAAGCTCTCGGATTCGACAAGGATCTTGTGGTACTGAACAACTGTTACGTCATCCTCGGGATCGTCGTCCGTAAGATCGTTGCTAAGCGTGATCTTGAATTTGCTTGCCTTGAGCAGTTCAAGTTCAGTGTCAATTACGTTATTGTTCGAGACGTTTTCAAGACCGTTGCTGTTAAAACTTAGATTTACGGCGATCCATGCCACGTTTGATTGACTGCCACCGCTGACATCGATTACAGTAGTGCCAGGCCAAGTAACATTAACGCTTGTGCCAACCTCAACGGCGGTAACGCTTACTGTTAATCTGTTCAGCAAGTTAGTCGTTAACGCCTGCAGGTTGCTGTCGCGATACTTCAGATTTGCACTTGTCGATGAGCCGCTACCTGTCGTGTAGGGTTTGGCAAACGCACCAGGTGTTTCTGGTGTGATCAATTCTTTTGTGATTGACCACTCGCCAACAGTGGTCAAATCTTTAATATCACGCCCAAATACAGTGTCTTTGTCACTGGATGAATAAAGCGTGTAAGTCGTCGTGCCATCGATGCTGCCAAGTCCTTGCGCGGTAATGCCGCTGCGTGAACCGTAAAACGCTTGTGATTTGCGACGTTGCGCCCATTTGGCCTCATCAAGCACACACTTGACCTTAGTGCGACCTTCATCGCCTTCTGGCAAGAGTTGCGCCCTGACCTGCGGCTCGAACACGGGATTGGGACGCATCCCAAAGTCATTGCCGCAAAATGCGTACAAACCGAAAGTGGTCTGGTTGCTGGGGCGTTGTGCGGAGCAGAAATCGGTGGTTACCGTATTGCCGATCCTGACGCCGAAAACATCCGTCGATCCAACGGTGATGTTGTTGGTGTTGCCCACGTCCTCGGCTGGATCGCGACCATAGACGTGATCGCTTGGCAGGATCCGTGTTGTCAAACCGCTGGCATAACGTGCATAGACTGCCATCCGCGAACCAGTCTCGTTTGCGGTACTGCTGCCGAAGTCATAGCTTGTCAGCGTATTGCCGCCAGATGCAAAATTCTTTGCATCGATCGCACCCATCGGGCCTTCGCCGACCAAGAAGACAGCTCGCAGCATTTGCGATCCACCCAAGCTGTAAATCTGCGACCAAAGCAGCTGCGTATTGACGCGGACGCCGCCATAAACTACGCCGCCGATTGTTTCCTTGTTGGCATAAACCAACGGGATGATTGAGCCAAGGGTTGAGATTTCTTGCGTTGAATTGAAACCATACCGAGGCGCAAACCGTTGGTTGGTGGTAATCGCTTCACCACCACGACCAATCTCGCGAATTTCTGATGGCCGTCTTGCAGATTGCTGAGCAGTAACAGGCTTGGGTTTGAAAAACGACGCGGCAATCGTGCTGCCGATGCCGATGACAATACTGACAGCCTTGAACCAGGCGTACTCCTCATCCGTCAACCCCAGCATCGAGGCAAGATAACGATCGGATGGAAGCAAATTCATTGCACAAAACGACGGTACTCAGATTCTCGCATGGCTCGTGGCGGCAACCAGCACACGCCACGTTTGTGATGCACAACCAAGACTCCGTTCTCTACTACGATACCGACGCCAAGACCATTTGCGCCGTTCTCGAATAGGCACACCGAAAACTCTTCCATGTCAGGCACTGGCTCGGTTGCAGCATCCCATAGCGTTTGAAGCTCTTCCCATTCAGCAGCACGTGCCAGCTCAAGCCATTTGTAGTCAAACGGCGGATGGTACACGCCAACGGAATCGAGGATCGCCCAGGCCATGATCAGGCAATCGGCACCGCGACCGTTGCCAGGATGTTCGCCGAACTGATGTGGCAGTCCGATCCAGCGGCGCCAGTTGATCATTAGCTCACCACCAGCGAGCCACTGCTAGGCAACGCACCAACCAATTCAGTACTCAGCACTCGGCGTGGTACGTCCGATCTGACGGCATCAAGAGGTGAGGTCAGCTTCAACAGCACCTTTTCGGTGTCCATGTCGTAGCTGGCGACGCGCCATAGCTCAGAGCGGATAAGGGCATCGTCGCTGAAGTCTGTGATATCAAGACTGACGGTTTTGAGTTCCAGCAACCAGCGACTTTGAACGGCCTCGGCGAAGATGTTGACGCTGATGTCGTTCGTACCAGCGCCGAGCACTGCTTCGGATCGATCGCCGCCTTTGCTGCCAGCGCCGGTCGAGATGGCGAATGGCAGGAAGCTGTACGTCACTCCGGCGTACGTTCTGGTGACGTTGACGGAGAAATTCTGGTACGCATAAGCGGTTGCGGTTGAGGCGTTCACCATGAACCGCGCATAGTTGACAAAGGCAAATGCGCTCATAAGCCGACCTTCTTGCGTGTCTTCACGCTACCTTGCAATGCCTGTAGTGTCAGTTGACGACCGCGTTCAGCGGCCTGCGCCATACCTTTGCGGTGCTGCTCAGCGCTTACGTACTCGACGTTATTGATAACGCTAGATTCGTAGCGCACATCGATCGGGCCAGGGTTGCTGATCGCTTGTGCCGTTTCGCGCTCGGCTGCCACGATTGATGCCTGTTCAGCGCTGCGTGTGAACGGCAGCATGACTTCACGGGTTTCACGCATCCGCTCGGCGTAGGAGCGCTCCATCGTGCGACTGCTGGAGCTGCTGCTGCCTGAGAACGGCAACTGCATCGAGCCAGTTTCACGCATCGTGCGACTGCTGGAGCTGCTGCTGCCTGAGAACGGCAACTGCATCGAGCCAGTTTCACGCATCTGCGCTTGCAACTCTTCATTGGAGGTAATGTTGCCCTGCTGGAATGGGATGAACAACTCAGGCCCGCGTTCGCCGACGATGTAGGGCTGGTTGGCGGTGACGGGGCCGCCGTTGGCGCGGGTGCCGAAGCCTAGGAAGCTAAGGATGCCGCCGCTGCCAGCAGGGCCAGCAAGTTGGTTTAGACCAAAGTTAAGGAAGAAGCTACCAAGCTGGCTCAGCGTATCGCGCAAGATGTTGTTCCAATCAGCCGTGCCATCAATCAAGCCATCAATCGCGCCACGCAGCTGGTTGCCGATGATGTCACCAGCGCCAGAGAGAGCTTGCTGGAACAGGTCTGCTTCTTGGTTAAGGCTAGCCATTGCAGCGGTCCTGCCTTCAACTTGACTAAAGGCTTCACTAAACGACAAGCCGCCTTCCATCACAAGCCTGTTGACGTCCTTGAATTTTTGAACAAACTCCTCACCTTTTTGAGCGCGGAGTTCCAGCAGCCTAGTCTCTTCTTGATAATTGCTAACGACACTATTCTGATCTCGGATCAACTCTTTTGTGCCTTGCAAGAACCGACTTAACCGCTCAAGCCTTTGGTCGTCAAGCTCTTTCAAGCGCTCATTAAGTCGTTCGCCATTTTGCAGCAACAGTTGGGTTTCTTCTTCTATGCCTAGCCCGCGTTGTTGGATTTCAACTTGGCTCTTGAATGCTTCTAACTGCGCTGCCAGTATTTCATTGCCAGCACGTTTCGCTTCAAAGATGTCACGTTCAATAGCCCTAATTTCTTTAATTTTAACAGCACGTTGCGCGTCAGTTTCTTTTACTTTTGCCGCTGCTGCTGTGCCAGCACCGCCGCCGCTGACTTTGCCGCCTGCAACAGTTGATTCATCAATAGTATTGCCCACACGAAATGGGCGGGTAGGTATTGCTGTAGCTTGACGCGCCTCAATCTCTTTAGCTCGATCGGCAACTTTAATTGCTACACGTAATCTTTCTCCTAATGCCTCGGCAAAAGGTGTCATCGTGGCATTGCCCATTTCTCTGGCTTGTTGCTCAAGTTCAGCGAAACGTTCTTTACCAAAGAAAGATCGAAGTTGTTCTTTTTCTTGGCCTACGTTAAAGCCAAGTTGGCCGCCTTGACGCAATCGTTCGACTACGGGACCGCCACGAATGCTTTCGACAAGTGTTCTAAAACTTCCCAGCGTATCAGCAATAAGGTTGCCAATAAAACGTATGGCTGGCTCTAGGCCTACAATAATTGCAGCAAGATCTCTAAAAGCACGCGCCATTTCTGGCACAATTGCAGTTGTCAGTGCAACTTGTGCATCTTCGGCAGCATTTTGAAAGTCGCGAATGGCTTGCTCAGGGCCACCTAGCGCTTCTTTTAGCTGATCTGCGCCATCTTTTTCAATCCGTTGCAATGCTGCAATTACAACATCAGCAGTAATTTTGCCATCGGCTGCATATTCTCTCAGCTTACCTTGAGCTACGCCTGTCTCTTGACTAATTGCAGTAAGAATTCCCGGCACCTGTTCAGCAATGCTGTTAAATTCATCACCACGCAAAGCACCAGAACCAAGAGCTTGCGAAAGCTGCCTAAATGCGTTTTCGGCCTCTACTGCAGTTGATCCGCTGATTCGCGCTGCAGTATTAAAACCGTTGTAAACACTAACGATATTTTCTAGCGAAACACCAACTGGTCGCAAGCGAGCATAAACATCAGCAATCGCACGATTAGCTGTTGTTTGGCTTTGGCCGAAACGATCAGATGCGCTAGCAGCAGCGCGTGCAAGCTGATCTACTTCGCCATATTGTTTGGCAAGAAACTGAATGCGACGTTCAGATTCAATACGCTGGATGCCAGCACTAACGGCTGATTGAGCAGCGTTTAGGGTTGCATATGCAGCGGCAAGCTTAAGTGCACCTTTGGCTAAATTGCTGAAACCGCTAGATGTTCTGCTAGCGCTATTGCCAACCTTGCCAAAACTAGCAGCAGCTCTGGCGCTCGTATTAGCGGCACCATTCAGCGACCGATCGACTTCCTTGCCGCGATCTGCGATCTGCTTTAGCTTCGCTGGTACACCACGCGAATCAAGGTTGATTGCGACGTTAGCAACTGCGGCCACTGCGCTACACCATTACCTATCAGCAGTCTACCGCCGTCGCTTCAGCGCTTTTTCGCGTTCTTCACTTCTGACAGTAAAAAACGCATCCCAAATGAGTAGCTCTTCTGGTGTGACTTCTTGATTCAACCGCGCAAGGCTCATGCCAAGTTCTGCTGCGACGCAAAGCTGCAGCATGAGCCAATTGTCACGGCGTAGGTCAGACTTTAGTGCTTTTCATGTCTGACTGCTCATCCTCTTGGATCACGCCAAGGATCAGCTTTTGGATGTCATCATCACGCACTTCTTCACGCAGCTCTGCGATGTGGCCAGCCTGGAACAACCGCTGCCCGTTTTCATCCATCGCTTTGTTGACCAGCAGGTTCAAGCCAAAACCATTGGCATCATCCCCGCCTGGCATTTTCTGCGCCCGCTCGCGTTCGGACATCGTGAGCGGTGTTGCGTAGAACTCAAACTCAGTGCCGTCGTTCAGCTTCACCACACGCTTAGAT